TCCAATACTTCGCATCCATTCTCTTAGTAGGATGAGAAGCTATTTCACTTATTTTAACTATTGTATGTTTCATCTAGTTCCTTGCTAGCTTCCTTTCTTTTTTCATTTTCCATTTTTTCTAATTGTCTAATGTATTCTTTAGGTATGTCATAACTGCTACTCATTCTGCTATGACCTTGATAGGTATACAGGTACATTAATTGTTGTCTTCGTTCTAATTGATTCCAAGGTTTTACTTTCATTTGATTTTAATAATGAGTTCATCACGTTCATGTGAATCATCATCAGCAAAGATTACTTCCATTGATTGTACTTCTTTAAAATCACAATCATGAAATGAATCTCCTTTGCCATTCTTGCCAATCCAAGTATGACCAACAAAAGATACCTTTGCATTACGACACATACGATTAGCAATACAACATAGTTCTTTGAATTGTTCAGATGTTACTTTCATTTATTCTCCTTTCTCATCTCTTTGTTTATTTCTTTCAACAAATTTATCGCCAGCAGTTTTTTCTGCTACTCGGTTCATAGTTTTTCCCATATCGGTACTGTTACATAGGTTGTTTAGTCTTAGAATTTCAGAATCAATATGATTTACTATGTTTGTTTTTATTTTTTCTAATGCAAAGATTCCTCCTTGCCAATTAGCATACATAGAATGATCCTGACTATTAATTAACAATTTTCCCCAATCCATACTTCCTCCTTTGTTTTGACCGAGGCAGCATTACACACAACATATAGTTCTGCCTCGGTTTCACACGTATTAACTACTAACTGTGATTAAATATATCTTCATCCCAAGATATATATCTGTGCCGTGCAGTAGTATAACGACAACAAATTTCTTGCGGAGTAGTACCGCTAGGTACTACCCCTATCTATTCACTAATAGAGATGCTCCAGAGTCTTCAATCTCTTGTTCACAAATAGAATTCATTAAGCTACCTCCTGTTTCTCTTCTGTTTGTGGTTGTAATTTTTCACACCACTTAACAGCTTTGTTAGATAATGCTGCTGCTTTCCATACTGCATCTTCATTATCTTCTAAACATTTAATCCAACTATTAAGGTACTGTGCGTGATCCTCTCTTGGATTAGAAGTTATGTTTAGATTGGTAGCCATAAAACAACTTCCTAATTCTGCAACCAACTCTTCAAATGCGTAATCTAATTTAGCAAATCGAGTTGATAAATTTCTTTTGCATCTTGTTTCGTGTCCTGTCCAATGGGTTAGTTCATGGAATAAGGTACAATAATAATTCTCAGTTGATGTGCTATGTTGAGTATGAATAAATGATTCTTTACTAGGCATCTTAATAGTATCAGTTGTTGGACTATAACAAGCCATACCTCCATCACTTAGTATGATCTTGGCTCTAGTATTTTCAACGAATACCTCTGCCTTATGAATATCATTCACAGTATTCTCAAACTTATCAAAGGATTCAAACTTCTTAGTATCTCCAATGACTTCTTCAATGTTCCATACATCAAAGGCAGTATAATAATTGAAACGTCTTAATGCTTTTGATCCATCTCTTAGTTCTACTTCCTTTTTAAATGGTTGTGGTCTAATCAACTTAATGCTTTTACCTTTCCCCTCTTTAGGTACTTGGCATCCGTGATCTTTCCATTGTTTATATGTACCCCACACCTTGCGGTTATAAGGTTCTTTCTTTCGGAAATATAAACTCAACCATAATGTATTGAGTCCTGTATAGAAGTGTCCATTACAAGATATGAATTGCTTATTAGCAAATGGTTTAGTCCAACTGGTACCATTCGCTTTCGCAGTCTTCATAAGCTCAAGCATATGTTTTGTTATATCTACGAATACATCTTTAACTTTCATTCTTCCTCCTTTCTATTGTCTTTAAATTGTATCATCAGGATTTGCTTTTTGATTCTGAAGATACAATTCATGATTCAATTTTACATTCTTATCTATTGTGTTTTGTTCTTCTTCTTCAGTTGCCAATGAAATTTTCACAGTCTTTAACTTACTGTAATCTTTAAACTCCATATCTAACCAAAGGGTATGTCCTTTGTTATCGAAAGTTATTTGACAACGCATATGATCGTCATTGTGAACCATTCTGAACGTGATTGGGTACAATTTTAATGCGTCTAATTTCATGAGAAATTTTTGTTCTATTGTTCTACTGAAATTACGTCTTATTGATTTGTCATTGATCTTCTTTAGATTAGCAAAGTCTATGACTTTAAAACTTTCATTGATATTATTTACTACTTCTATTACTTCCATTGTTCCTCCTTTCTGCTTCTGCTAAAGCTTTATTAAAACTTTCTTTTAATTGTTCATGCTTATGTTTTTCTTTGTCGTTTTTTCTTTCATTCATTTCGTATGCTATGAATGTAAGAAAAATACATACTATTAAAAGTATTCCACCATATAAAAATACGTCAATCATTCTGCCTCCTTTCTATTTATGTTTTAGTGTAAATGACTACCCATCCTACTGCTCCAAGCAGAACAATGAACCATATACTATCTATGAATTCCATTGGTCCTCCTTTTAACTTTAGTAATCTCAGCGGTTTTTAATTCTAAGTGATACATATCACGATACATACCTTTTACTTTTGCTATGTATTCTTTTTTAGATTTTGCTTCGAGATTATTTGTAACAAAAACTAATGTAACTTTTGATGTATACTCTCTCATATTACCTCCAATGATTTTTCTAATCGTTTACATTCTTCATTGGCTTCATGCCATTTACTATTCCAAGCCAAGTATTGCTTCTCATTAAACATCTTTGTCTTCATATAATATCTTAACATTACCCAAAGACTTGACCTTACTCCTTGCCAAAGAGTCAGTTGCGTATTGAGTTCACTCATAGCTGCACTACTCATATCTATCCTTTCTATGCTTATGTTCTTCTATGTAATGTTTGGTTATTTCTTCTTCGGTATAAAATATTGCTTTACAAATGGTACATTCTATTTCATCAGGAGTTTCCTCGTTCTTCATAGTGTACCTCCCCACAAATTTATGTAATGATTTAAAACTAACAATAGAATTATTGCTAGTATGCAAACCAAGTTGATTCTCGCTAATGCTGTCATTGAAAACACCATCGCCCAGTTTTTTTTCCACACTTCAACCTCCAATCTAATTGTTACCATTTTGTTCTACTCTATGCAAGAGCAAAAAGAAAGCCCCAAGGGATACAAAGTACCCCTTGAAGCCATATACGTTAAGCTACTTTAGTAGTCTTGTGTTTTGCAAGAACTTCCATAGCTAGTCGAATTGCCTCGGTTTGTTGCTTCGTATCGGTCGGATCGTTCCAAACTCTACGAGAATAATCTAAACCAAATCTATTCTTGTAAAAAGTTTTGGAACATTCGAGAAACGATACGAAAGCAACATCCTGATCTTGAAGCTTTTTGATATTATCAGCATCTTGAGCGATAGCTGTATCTTCAACTTCTTGTCCTTTAAAGGCACGAATTCTGCTGTTCAATCTTGGTACGATTGTTGCGATTAATTTCTTCGCACCATTTTGAGCAACTTCCGCCCCTCTAATCATATTTTCAATACTACCTTTCTCAATAGTATAGGTATCAGGGCTTGGGTTGTTAGCAGACAGTTCATAACCAGCAAAGTGATCGGCAACGATTGTCAATGCTTTCGTTAGCTTTTCCATTAGTACACCTCCTTTCACAGTTAGTAATTTACTTGTGCTTATGGTTGCAAATTGATGGGTTTGAATTACAAGGGCGGGGAGGTCTTTCCTCGGGAGGGGACCCGCAGCACGAAGTATGAGTGATGGCATGCCCCTTGTAATATCAATACCCAAATTTGCTATAAGCACAATAGTAAATTACGCTGTGGAAAGGAGGTAGTAGTACTAGATGGGAAAGTAATACGAAGCATTACAATTGGCTGCCGATTGTCGTTGGTTATAGAACTGGTCTGAGTAGCTTGACACAAGCCCTAGATGCCGTATACTATTTCTCGAGAAATGTACCGTATGGGAATATAGGATTAGAGGGAAATAGGAAGTTACCAAAATGGGCAACCAGAAATTAGCAACAATCGGCACTAAGATCAACAGCAGAATTTCCTCGAAAGCAAAGAAGTTAGTAGATACGCTTGTATCCGAGGGCTGTACTATCACAAAAGCTTCGAAGATGGCGGGATACCGAGGTAATTCAGCTAGGGTAAGTGCGAGCAAAATGCTACGAAAACCTGAAGTGCAGACGTATATGGCTCAAGAGGTACAACGTGCATTCGGGCTTTCATCGGCTCGCGCTGGAGTAAAGCTACTTGCCCTTTCTCAGGGTGCGAGGAGTGAATATGTCCAGCTTGAAGCATCCAACTCTATCCTAGACAGAAGCATCCAACTCTATCCTAGACAGAGCCGGATTCAAGGCACCTGAGAAACACCAACATCTAGTTGCTGGAGACTTCACTATCAACATCGACCTGACCTAGGTACCGATGCTTCTGTGGAATTCACAGGGCAAGGAGCTTTATGTTACCCTATGGGGTTTAAAAACTGGGCGATGCGTAAGCGAGGTGGGGTTCCACACGCAATATAACTCTTCAAGGTTCGTTTATGTTATGCTATAGATTGTTGTGAACTACTTTGTCCGAATATGGGATAACAAAGATATGGAGTTGCTGCATGAAGCAAACATCGAGGTGGAAAATGAAGCGGCACTTCTGAAAAAAATTTGGGTGAAGAAAGGTTTGGCAAGGGCAACCTATGAACTTAGGGATAAGAATGCAAAATCTCCTGAGTATGAGTTGGTCCTTGGACAACAAGTGGAAGTGAGAAAATAACATGAGAAGAGTACCTATAGCAGACACGCCTGACGGACATAACAATTCGAGGAGGAACTATGAAGAGTCAAGAAAGATCAGAAAAAAAAGCTGGCAAGAACAGCAAGTCTTTGAGTCCATCACAAATAATGATGAACCGCAACCAGCTCAAGGCGAAGACGATGGTGGCGAATGAAAAGAAAGCTAGGAATGAAAGGCAGAAAAAAGCAATCGAGCAATACAAAGAAATCAAAATCCAAAAAGGTCATAGCGAAGAAGAATCCGAAAGGATGGCGAAAGATCAAATACTAAACCAATGGGAAGTATAGAGGACAGGGGTCCATTGGATTTAACCTTGCAAATAGAATCTTTAAAGAAAGAGATTGAGATAGTAAGGGAAGATGCCCAAGTTGAATTACTCAGTGCAGAAAAGCGTATCAAAGACCTTGAGAGTATTGAAAAGGCACATCGCAAATACGTTGGACAACTTCTCAAAGAACTTGACGATCACAAAGACAAAATCCAAAAATTAGTCAACGATCCCAACTATCTTCGTAAGCTTGGGGTTTATTGAACATCTTTACTAAATACTCCCTTCAAGAAATTAAAATGTTGAGAACTGTGGTAAAGAATGTACATATGAAACATTTCCCACAGGAAAAGAAAACAGATAAGGAGGCAGACAAGATACTGGAATCAATAACTCCTGAAACATTGGAGGAGTTGCACAAGCTTGCAGTAGATCATGGGATCACTAACTTATAAACCCGAGGGAGAAATAATCAAAAAATTTTTAAAGGACCATAGTTTCTTTAGAGGATTAAGGGGACCAGTGGGTAGTGGAAAGTCTGTGGCTTGTTGTATTGAAATTCTAAGACGTGCTTTAATACAAGAACCCTCAGAAGATAAAATAAGAAAATCAAGATGGGCGGTTATCCGTAATACCAATCCTCAATTAAAAACAACAACAATTAAGACTTGGCTTGACTGGTTGCCTGAATCAGAATGGGGAGATTTTACTTGGTCTGTTCCCTATACTCATAGGATTAAGAAAGGCGATATAGATTTAGAAGTTATTTTTCTAGCCCTTGATAGACCTGAAGATGTAAAAAAATTACTTTCTCTTGAACTGACAGGAGTATGGGTTAATGAAGCAAGAGAAATTCCTAAATCAATAATCGATGCGTGTTCAATGCGTGTTGGTCGTTATCCAAGTATGAGGGATGGTGGTCCTACTTGGTACGGAGTAATATGCGATACCAATCCTCCCGATACAGATCATTGGTGGGCAATCCTAGCAGGAGAAACAATCATTCCCGATTACATTACAAAGCAAGAAGCTAAGATGCTGATTAAACCTGACAACTGGAAATTCTTTAACCAGCCACCTGCCATGTTTGAACAAAAGAATAATGAAAGAGAAATTCAAGGGTATACTATGAATACTGAAGC